AAAGAAGTTAAACTTCCCCTCCTCCATCTCTTCAATTAAACGAATCACAAAGGAGGCACGTCTGGATAACCTGGACATAGTNGATACCCATANNGTNGCTCCATGTTTACGNCACATCTTAATGGCCTTGGCAAGCTCAGGTCTNCCNTCATCTGTCTTTGTACCCGACTCTTGTTCCTGGTACTCGCCTATAATATTCCAATCGCCCCCATTTAAAGCATTGTTAATTAATTCTTTCTGCGCCTCAATACCCAGGCCATGAATACCCTGCTTATTTGTCGATACCCTGGTATAAATGACAACGGGACCTGTATGCTTCTTGCCATGATTAGCTACTAACATTAGTGTTTCCCCTTCTTATAATTATAAACGTCAACCATTAGCTCATAAAGCTCCTGGGTATTAAATGCNCTTAATCGTGAACGNCCACATCGTGGTTTAAATGTNGCAGCCGTCATCTTTTTATACGGGTCCCATTTCCGTAGCATGTGTATCATCTTACGAACCTGACCCTGACGTGGTAAATGCTTACAATCTCTATACGCTCCTAAGAACATAATAACTCGCAGCTTGTTTCTCTGATATGTGTATGCATCAAATGCCATGTTTTCCCTTTCCGTTACGGAGTACAAATTGACCCCTTGTATAGTATATAGCAATTAGATAGCTTAGTGTCAATACTTTAGATGTAACTATGAGAAAGAAACTAAAATGCAAATCTTATTTGTAAGAATACCAGAGGCTACAAAGAAGCTATTACTGGCAGAAGTACATGCGGGTCGCTATCGCAATCAAGCAGAAGCGGCCAATGCATTATTACGTGCTGGCTTAGATTCTTTGACACAACATAAGAAGCCTAATTTAAATAATACTATTGAAGACATGCTGCGACAAGGCGGTGGAATATGAAGGTTGGTTACAGTTATAACAAATATAAAAACATACCAACTTTTGTTGATGATATTCGCTTTGCCTCTAAGAAAGAAGCAGCACGTTATGTAGAACTTAAACTCTTGGAGAAGAATAATGTCATACACAATTTGGAATTACAGCCGAGGTTCCCATGTATAATCAACGGCAAAAAAGTGTGCAATTACATAGCGGACTTTCGCTACTTCTCAAACAATTCAACCGTAGTAGAAGACGTAAAAGGCAAGAAGACAGACATATACAAACTCAAAAAGAAACTGGTGGAGGCTTTGTGGCCTGGCGTAACGATAACAGAGGTATAACTATTGCTTGGGATGACATTCTCTCCGTAGTTATGGAGCGTTTTAATGTTACTTTGCAGCAGATACAATCACGAAGGCGGCATCAAGATTTGGTATACGCCAGGTGGTTCATTATAGATTTCGCCCATCGCTATACCATTATGTCTAGTGCTGAGATTGGCTACAAGTTAGAGAAAGATCACACCTCTTTATTGTATGCAAACAAGCAATTAGTTAAGCATCTTGATAACAACTCTGAGCTTTTATACTTATACCATTCTTTAACCCAGACATTAGAAGAAGATTACTATGGATTATAATCACTTAGTGGATAATACTTATAGTGCATTAGATAATGTGGAGAGCGATTGGGGTAAGAACTATTGGGCTACTGTTTTGGTTATACTTCTTAGAAAAATGAAGCTTCACGATGGTATTGAGATCGATGAAGAAGATTGAACGTGATGAAGTACGACAACCTACAGAAGGATTTGGTGATGGCAAAGCTCCTGGACCTTACGCTATTGTACCAGCCAGAGCGACTGTTGATAAACGCTTCCATCAATATCCTATGACGCTTGTTATCTTCACCATGTTATGCAGCCATGCTAATCCCGCTTCTCTTGCCTGGCCTAACTTCTCTACGCTCGGTAAAAAGATTGGCATCTCTAACTCCGCTATCTCTAAGCATTTTAAAAAGCTACAAGATTGGGGCTACGTTGATTGTGTCCGTAAAGGGAATCAGTTCCGAGCCTTTGGTCGTAAAGGTGCTGTGTGGAGAGTTATATACGATCCTAAAGCTACATTAGAAGATGCTATTGCCTCTCAACCTGTCGATAGAAGAGATGAAACTATGGAACGTGATGAAGCTTTAAAGACCATAAACGCTGTTGCCCTGCAAGGACACTCCTCTGTGGATAACTCTCACGCTGTTGAGGTGGGAGGACACTATGCAGTTGAGNTGGGAGGNNACCCTAACTACTCAGTAGAACATACTAATATACTTAAGGGGAATGAAAAAGGAAAAAGATTTGCACAAATATACAGAGAGGAAGTGAAAGCGAAATACCAACAAGAATGGAGATACGGAATGAACCAGGTTGAGATTGGTGGAAGGATCGCAAAGAAGATGAAGGAAGCAGACTTCATTACATTGGTAAGAAAGATACTGAAGAGGAGAAGAGATAAAGGGGAGAAGCATCCAATATCATTGAAGTACTTCGAGGCAGTCATCACACCTAAGTCAGACACCAGGTCAGTTGCTGACATACAAGCTGCTGCTGTTAGAGCTGTTACTGGGTGGAAGTTTCAATGAATTGTATAAACTCTGGAGGTTCCATTAGATTTATGACAGACTATAAAATAAAGGGTTTACGTTGGCGCAGCACACACCAGAAATGGGCTTGCTCCAGAGGCGACCTTGGGGGGTCCCAGGGGGGTGCGTATAGTAGAGAGGCCTCACAAAAATATTTCTGGGTTTTTTAGAAAGGGAAAAAATATGGAAACTTTTACAAATTGGCTACACCGAATATTAGGGAGGCCTATACCAAAAGATTTAAATAAGATGTCAAAAATAGAGTTAGAGAAATTAGGTCGAGAACATGGAATAGAATTAGATCGCAGATTCAAGCGAGAAAAATTAGTGAAACAATTACGTATAAAGTTAGGAGTATAACATGGCTAAAAAAGGACTATATGCAAATATTCATGCAAAGAGAAAACGTATAAAAGCGGGTTCTAAAGAAACAATGCGAAAAAAAGGCGAAGCAGGAAGACCATTAGCAGCGGCATTTAGAGAAGCGGCAAAAACAGAAAAAAAAACATAAAGGAAATATTATGAGTGTTAATAAAGCGATATTAGTAGGCAATATTGGCCAAAGTCCTGAGTTTAAATCTTTGCAAAATGGTGAAGTGTGTAATTTAAGTATTGCCACATCGGAAAATTGGAAGGATAAAAACACAGGAGAAAAGAAAACACGGACACAATGGCATAAAGTTGTTGTTTTTAATAGGAATTTAGTGAACCTGGTAAAAAATTATTGCAACAAAGGGGATCAAATTTATGTTGAGGGCAAAATAGAAACCAGGAAGTATACGGATAAGATGGGAGCGGAAAAGTATACAACGGAAATAGTGCTGCGAGATTATGGAGGAGAAATAACGCTGTGTTCTTCGAAACCTAAAAGTACTCCTGTGGAAACTAAGCCCCAGGAAGTGATTAGTAATGAAGATTTAGAAGATGATATACCCTGGTAATGGCTAATATTCCTCCTCTTAAAAGATTTGGCGGTGTTCGTGAGATCAAAAAAAAGATACGTGGTTCCGAACTGTTGCAAAATAGTCGAGATTCTTTAGCGCAGCATTTAATTGATCTCTCCACCGTCAATATTGATGAAATCATGGATTACGATGGGACTGAAATTAAAGTGAAAGCTTTTAAAGACATAGATCCTAGAGCTATTTCCGCTATTAAGCGCATTCGAGTCAATCAAGGGGTTATTGATATTGAATTGCATGATAAAGTAAAGATTCTGCAAACATTAGCAAAGGCCGCTGGATTATTAGAACCTGAAAGCAGTAGTGAACGCCCTTCTGTTGTAGGAATAAAAATGGTTGGTCCAAAGGAGATAACAGATGTCGACATCAAAAAAGACGAATGATTATGATGATGCTTTAAAAAGTTTGGATTTAGATTTTTCTACTTCTCCTATTGTCTGGGAATTTTTAAATTCTAATTCTTTTGTAAGAGGATTAATTGGCCCTGTGGGAAGTGGGAAAAGTTATGCTTCAGCAGCCGAAATTATGATTCGAGCGGTTAAACAAAAAGTTAGCCCTAGAGATGGTATTCGCTACTCCCGTTTTGCTATTGTCAGAAATTCTTATCCTATGTTGCGAACAACAACCTTAAAAACCTGGCAAGAATTGTTTCCTGAACATATCTGGGGTCCTATTCGTCATGCGCCACCTATAACCCATCATTTAAAATTGCCCGCAAGAGGAAAAGCCGCTGGTATTGATTGTGAAGTTGTGTTTTTAGCGTTAGATCAACCCAAAGATGTAAGAAAATTATTGTCGTTAGAATTAACAGGTGCCTGGGTAAATGAAGCAAGAGAGCTGCCAAAAGCGGTGATTGATGGATTAACACACAGAGTGGGCCGTTATCCTGTGCAAGCAGACGGTGGTCCAAGCTGGCGTGGNGTTTGGATTGATAGCAATCCGTGTGATGATGACCATTGGATGTACCGAGTAGCGGAAGTAGAAAANCCTAAAGGAAAGTTNCCCTGGACTTTTTGGAGGCAGCCAGGCGGAGTTATTGAAGCGACTCCAGAAGAAATTCCTGAAAATATGCCTGAAGCGCAAGGATTTATGTTTGCTTGTAGCCGCTGGTGGAAACAAAACCCTAAAGCGGAAAATATTGGTAACTTACCTGTAGGCTACTATGAACAAATCATGGGAGGAAAAAATTTAGATTGGATACGCTGCTATGCGGAAGGAAAATTTACGTTTGTGTTAGAAGGTAAACCCGTATGGCCTGAATATGACGATCAAACTATGGCGGCTGATTGTGAACCTAAACCAGGTATTCCTATACAGATAGGATTAGATTTTGGATTAACACCTGCTGCCGTCTTTGCACAAAGATTACCAACAGGCCAATGGCAAGTCTTGCATGAACTTGTAACTTTTGANATGGGATTAGAACGCTTTGGNCATATTTTAAAAGCGGAAATAGAAAGCCGTTTCCCAGGATATGATGTCAGTATATTTGGCGATCCTGCGGGACTACAACGGGACAGTATTTTTGAAACAACAGCGTTTGATCATCTTAAAACTCTAGGGTTATATGCACGACCCTGCCCTAGCAATAATTGGCGTGTAAGACGGGAGGCTTTAGCTTCTCCTATGGGTAGACTTATTCAGGCAAAGCCAGGATTATTAGTAGATAAAAAATGCTTGTTGCTGAGAAAAGCGTTAGCAGGAGGATACCATTACAAACGAGTCCAGGTATCAGGCCATGAACGGTTTAAAGATACGCCCAATAAAAATGAGTCTTCTCACGTTGGTGATGCGGCTGGATATTGTTTACTAGGAGGCGGAGAACATAGAACTATGACTCGTAATACTAAAATTCCAACGGGTTCAACAAACGCTGCATTAGATTTTGATGTGTTCAAATGAGAGAGCCTATTGACCCACGGTTTTTTGAAAAAATTATGGATCTAAAAGACCGTAAATACAGTATAAAAATTTGGCATCCTAGCCATTTCCAAACTATGCATATTAATGAATTTACTCAACACAGTTTTGATGTGGAGCCAAATTATTTGCACTATTTACAAGCTAACGTGCAATCAGGCATTGCTTTATCAGGATTTGTAGAAGATCAATGTTATGCAATGTGGGGTATGATTCCTCTTCATGCTGGTGTAGCCGAAGGATGGTTAATACCCAGCAAATATATAACCAAATATAAATACACATTTCATCGAGCAACAAAAAACTTTCTTGTATATATGATGGCCCATTGGAAGCTGCATAGGCTGCAAGGTATCGTAAACAGTAAGAACATCCCAGCTATAAAATGGGCGGAAGTGCTATCGTATAAAAAAGAAGGTGTATTAAAACGCTATGGGGTTGATCAAACAGATTTTATCATGTACTCTCGAACGTATAAAGATTAGATGTAACAAAGGGAGAATATACATGAGTGGGATGTTCGGAGGGAAGCGCAAAGATCCACCACCAGATACAAGTGGGATTGAAGCAGTAGAACGAAGAAATAAAGAAAAAGAAGCGGCTGCAAGTCGTTCTATAAAAGCCAGGCAAAGAGCTTCTAGTCGTGGCGGCCCGTTATTAGAGTCCATGCAAAATTATAATGTAGATACAGCACAAAACGAATTAAGTTCTACGTTAGGCCCAAGAAGAAGACCGACATAATGCCAAGAAAATTTTTTAGAAACCCTAAATTTAAGGAGGAAGATTATGCCTACAGTAAAATACAAG